AACACTAGGGATAAGTAAACCCTCAGCTCCAGCTCCAGCTCCAGCTCCAGCAGCATCAACTACACCATCACCTGATGGTAATGTTCAAGCATCTGCGTATTCTACAAAAAAAGGAAAGAAATCTTTAATTAAAGGTACAGGAGGAATGGCTGGTGGAATGGGATATAATCCAAGTGGTGGCGACTTTGCATTATTCCTAGAAGAATTAATGAAAAGAAAAACATTAGGATAAATAAATGGCAGAAGATAAGTTTGCCTTTATATTAAATAAATATAAAGAGGCACATAATCTACGAGAAAATTTCGTTCCCAAGTTTGAGGAATGTTATGAATATACATTACCTCAGCGTGAATCATTTTATTTTGAATCACCAGCTAATAATAGAGCAGATAAAATCTATGATGAAACTGCTGTAGTAGGTGTTCAAGAATTTGCTAGTAGATTACAGTCAGGTATGATTCCAGCATTTGCAAAATGGTTTTCTCTTAAATCAGGTACAGATGTAGAAGATGATGAGCTTATGGCTGTAGATGAACAGTTAGAACAAGTAACTGATTATGTCTTTCAAGTAATTAATAATAGTAATTTTAACCAAGAATCACACGAAGCATTCCTTGATTTAGCAATAGGCACAGCTTGTTTATTGGTAACTGAAGGAGATGAAACACAACCTATAAAATTTAACGCAGTACCTTTACCACAAATGTTATTACTATCAGGACCTGATGGTAAGATAGATTGGATATTTAGATTAAGAAATATACCTATTCATCAATTACAAATACTATATCCCAAAGCAAAATTAGATGATGAAATTATACATATGATGGCTAGGGACCCAAATAAGAAATGTGAAATAATTGAGGCAACCTATAAACATTATGGCGAAGATGAGGAAACATGGCATTATTGTGTTCTTATGAAGAAAATGAAAAAGGTTATCTATGAAGAAGAATTTAAAGGACAAGGTGGAAACCCATGGCTAGTCTTTAGATGGTCTAAAGCATCAGGAGAAGTTTATGGTAGAGGACCTGTGTTCAATGGAATATCAGCAATTAAAACTTGTAACCTTGTTATAGAAATGATTTTAGAAAATGCACAGATGGCAATATCAGGTGTATGGCAAATATCAGATGATGGTACAGTTAATCCTGATACAATAAATCTTGTACCCGGAAGTGTAATTCCTGTAGCTCCAAACTCAGATGGACTACAACCATTGAAGATGGCTGGTAATTTTAATGTAGCAGATTTAGTTCTACAAGATATGCGACACAATATTAAGAAAGCATTATACAATGAAATGCTAGGTAGACCTATGGCTAAAACACCAATGTCAGCTAGAGAAGTAGCAGAAAGACAAGCAGATTTACAACGACAAATAGGAGCTGCGTATGGCAGACTTCAAGCAGAATTTATACAACCATTAATAAAACGAGTAGTATATCTTTTAAAGAAACAAGGAAGAATACAATTACCAGTTATTGATGGTAGGGAAATTAGGGTTAAACCTGAATCTCCTTTATCTAAAGCTCAACAGCAACAAGATGTATTAAATGTTGATTCTTTCTTAGAATTAGTTATGATGCGCTTCGGACCACAGATGTTAAACATGGTAGTTAAATCAGAAGTTGCAGCAGAATACTTGGCTAAGAAATTAGGTGTTCCTCTCGAAATCTTGCGTGAACCTGAAGAAAGAGAAGCTATTGCTAATCAAATTGCTCAGATGGCTCAGCAAGGTCAAAACCCTATGGAAGGTGGAGCTGCTCCTCCCAATCAAGCTCCACCTGAAATGACTGAGGAAATGCCAGTATAATGAAGGAAAAAAAGATAGAAGGAGTTGTCAGTATTGACGGATTCCGAAGAACAATAGACCAAGAAAAACAATTAAATCAAGAATTTGCTGGATTATTTAAAGATAAATTAGGTGATAAAGTATTAGAATATCTAAAAGCAATAACAATTAATAGCGTATCAGGACCAGAAATATCAAATGAAAAGTTGCGACACCTAGAAGGTTCAAGGTATATAGTAGGATTAATTGAATATAGAATTAAACAAGGAAGGGATAATGGCTGAAGAAGAAATTAAACAAGAACCAGTAGATGCAGAAGCAGTTGGAGAAGTTATAAAAGAATTTCAAGATGAAAAGAAAGCTGCCGAGAAACCTGAATTTGTACCTACAAAATTTTGGGATTCTGAAAAGAATGAATTAAAAATAAAAGAATTTGCAGATAGCTATGGTAATTTAGAAAAAGCATTTCACTCAAAAGTAGATGAGCTTACGCCTCATATTAAAAAACAAATTGAATCTGATATGGTTAAAGATAGACCAGAAACACAAGATGGTTATGCTGTAAAACTAGATGAATCTTTTGGTGAAGTAGAAATTCCAAGTGATGACCCACTATTAACTTGGTGGAAAGATACCTGTTATAAATCAGGTTATAGTAATGAAATATTTAATGAGGGTGTGAATCAGTATCTAAAAACTTCTACTAATGGTGTGCCAGTATATGAAGATGAAATGGCAAAGTTAGGAGAAACAGGAAAACAAAGAGCAGAAGCTGTTAATCTATGGTTGAAAGGAAACTTAGATGAAACAGAATATAATCATATGGCAGATTATCTTACAACAGCAGATGGTGTAAGAGCTGTAGAAAAAATTATGAAAAATAATAAATCAAATATTACTACTCAACAAACACCACAAGCTCCATTTGATATTGCTGATAGTAGAAAAGAATTAGAAAAAATGATGAAAGACCCTAGATATTTTCATCCTCAACATAGAGATGAACAATTTATTAAGAAGGTAAATGAATCATTTAGTAAATTATATCCTGAACAGACAGAATAAATAAATGGATAAACTGGTTCTCATAGAATGGGTAGATGCCTTGGACCAAGAAAATGGCTGGATTTCTAAAGAAACTGCTATGAAAGCAAATGTAATGACTGTTCTTTCAGTCGGATTTGTTATCAATGAAGATGCAGATATGATTACAATTATAGGTGATAAAGATAAAGACCCTAATGCAGATACAGATATTTCACGTGTAACGACAATACCAAAAGGGTGTATTAAAAATACTAGAGTATTGTGCGTTGATTGTAATTGCAATAATAACTAAAGCATAATTAACTATGCCTTTAGCTCGTCTAAAGTATGCCCTCGGATAACATACTCACAGTTCAAGATAACATAGGAAGCGAACCGAAAGGTTTATTTAATAACAACAATAACGAGGTATGTTATGAGTTCTACAATATCAACTGCTTTTATTAAGCAATTTGAAAGCGAAGTCCATATGGCTTATCAGCGTATGGGTTCAAAACTTCGTGGAACAATAAGAACAATCAATAATGTTGTCGGTAGTCAGGCTCGATTCCAAAAGACTGGTACAGGTGAAGCTGTTACTAAGTCTAGACATGGTGAAGTTCCAGTAATGGATATTTCTCACTCTACTGTTGATGTAACTCTCAGCGATTACTATGCTGCAGATTATGTCGATAAATTAGACGAGCTAAAAACTAACATTGACGAACGCCAAGTAGTAGCACAAAATGCTGCGTGGGCGTTGGGTAGAAAAACTGATGAACAACTTACTACTGTTTTAGATGGTACATCTAATTCACAATCTGTTGGCTCACCAGCAGCTGGACTTAGTCTAGCTAAAGCTCAATTAGCTTTTGAAAACTTTGGCACTCGAAATGTTCCTGATGATGGCGACAGATTCTGGGTTGTTGGACATAAACAATGGACTAATCTTTTAGACCTTACTCAATTCAGTAGCTTGGACTATGTTCCAGCTAATGAGCTACCATATTCTGGTGGTATGACAGCTAAAAGATGGTTAGGATTTATGTTCTACGCATTCTCAGGTCTTCCTGTTGATGGTTCTTCTGATAGAAAAACATTCGCATATCACCGTTCTGCTGTCGGACACGCTATCGGTCAAGATATAGTTACTGAAATTAACTATATTCCTGAAAAGGTAGCTCACCTTACTACATCTATGATGAGTATGGGAGCTGTTATGATTGACGATAATGGCGTTGAAGAAGTAATCTGTGACGAGTAGGAGGATTTAGTATGGCTTATTCAACTGACAATCCTATCAAAAAAATATCACAAATGGGAGATTCAAATGCCCTGTGGTATTATACAGATGGGGACGCAATCGGTACAATAGATGATAACGACTATTTTTTAGCTGATTATAAACTATTGACTGCTGGTGATATTATTATTGTAAATAGTGGTGGCTCTAATGCTGTAGTAGATATATTAATTGTATCTGTACAGGATGGTGGCACTAACTGTGATACAGTAATATTAGCGTAGTAATCTAACTGCAAGGGGGAATTTTTCCCCCTTGTTTAAAAGGGAATTAATGTGGCAATAACAAATGTAACAGTAGCTAATAGAGCAATAGTAATGATTGGAGCTAATAGAATCTCCAGTTTTTCAGATGGAAGTACAGAATCTACAGTAGCTAATGATTTATATTATGATATTTTAGATGGCGACTTAACAGCTTGTCGCTGGAGATTTGCCACAAAACAAGCACAACTTTCAGCTAATGCTACAGCTCCAACAGGTATATGGGGTCAAAGTCATTACCTACCTAATGACAATTTATACATACAAAGAATAACAGTAAGTGGTAATACCATTACTGAATACGATATATTTAACAACGAATTATATTCAGATTTACAATCAACCGATACAGTAATAGCAGATTATACATATAGACCAGCAGAAGAAGAAATGCCTAAGTATTTCTTACTAGCTTTGGAATATCATTTAGCATCAGTCTTTGCTCATGCTATTGCAAGAAATGTAGAGATGGCAAACTTATATGAACAGAAATATCAAATACAATATCGTAGAGCTAAGAACTTAGATTCAACTCAACAACCAACAAGGAAATTTGCTAACAATAGATTTGCTAAGTTTAGAGGTTCTACAATAACCAACATTTAAAATGTTATGCCAATATTTAGAACAGCACAAAATACTTTTCAAGCTGGGCAGATAGACCCTCTCTTAACTTCGAGAACAGATTTACAAGGATATAAAGATGGAGTAGCTACTTCTACTAACTGGTGGCATTTAGCACAGGGTGGAGTAATGAAACGACAAGGTTTTAAATACCTTGCTGAAGTAGGAGCTACTGGTAGAGTAATACCTTGGACCTTTAGTGCAGATGAAACATATGTATTAGTATTATATGCTAGTAATGTAAAAGTATATTCTACTCTTGGAACTTTAATAACTACAGTAAGTAGCTGTCCATGGACTGCTGACCAAATAAATGAAATTACTTATGCTCAATATGGCGACACTATGTTTTTTTCTCACAGTGGATTTGCTACGCAAGAATTTGTAAGAACTTCTGCAACATCTTTTACAATTAGAAATTTTCATTTTGCAACTGATGATACTGGTGAATGTAATATGGATAACTCGGCTGGTACAGATGATGCTGCTACTGTCCATTGTCCTTTCTTTAAATTTAATCAATGGAATGTAACTTTAACTCCTAGTGCTACAAGTGGAACAGGTGTAACGCTTACTGCATCAGCATCTATATTTACTAATAATCATGTTGGCTGTAGATTTTCATTAACTGATGACCCAGCAAATAAATACCATCAAGTACAAGTAACTGGATATACTTCAGGAACTCAAGTAACTGTAACTGTAAGAGAAACTTTAGATTCAACAAATGCAACAGTATACTGGAAAGAACAAACATTTAATGATGTAAGAGGATATCCTCAATCCGTTGCTATCTTTGATGATAGATTATATTTTGCTGGTAGTACAAGTAGACCATCAGGAATTATGGCATCAAAGATTGGAGAGTATTTTAATTTTGATATAGATAATGCAAGTGCAGATGATGCAATAGATGTAACTTTAGGTTCAGATAAAGTAGATGAAATACGCTATATGCAACAAGGAAGAAACTTACAAATATTTACTGATGGTGGAGAATATTATTTAAGACCTGAATCTACTGGTGGTATAGGTCCAACTAATATATCTTTTAAAAGACAAACTACTTTTGGTATAAAAAAAATAAGACCACAACAATTAGATGGAGCTACATACTTTATACAACGAAGTGGTACTGTAGCTAGAGAATATATTTATGATGATATTCAAGATGGTTATTCTTCTAATGGAATTTCTTTTTTAACAGATGTAATTAATCAACCTACAGAAACAGGAATAATAATGGGAACAACCGAAAGACCTGAACAATTTTGGATATTAGTAAATACTGATGGTTCTATAGCTGCTTTCCATACTTTACGAAGTGATAAAGTACAAGGGTGGAGTAAATGGACTACACCTAATGGAGCTGGATTTGTTTCTATGACTTCAGTAGTAAATGATATATTTGCAGTAACTTCTCGTACTATTAATAGCTCAACAAAATATTATTTAGAGAAGATGGATTTAACAGATTCTAAACCTCTTGATTGTTATATTGATGGAACAATATATCCATACGGAACTCCTTTAGTTAATGGAGGAAGTCAAACAGGAAATAGTTTAATTATAGATGGATTAACGCATACTGTAAAAGTAGGAGATGAATTTACTGTTGCTGGAATATCAGGAACTTATACTGTATCAGGCGTAACTACATTAAGTGGAGCAAATCAAACTTTAAATTTAACTACTAATCTTGCATCTTCACCAGCAAATAATGCTGCTTTAACCTTTACTAAAGGTCATATGTGGACAGTAGGAACGCATTTAACTAGCCAATCTGGTATAGCTGCTATTAGTGGAAATGAATATTTAGGTGAATTTACTGTAGACGCTAATGACAGAATTACTTTAGATGTACCTGTAAGCTCTATGTCTTGTGGTTTTAAATATGATTCTGTTTTAAAAACTATGCCAATAGATGTAGCTATACAAGGACAACCATTAACTGCTAGATATAAAAGAATAGTGCGTTGTATACTAGATATTCAAGATGCTATTGATGTAGATATAGAAGGTCAGGATTTAAAAGTGAGACAAGTAACAGGAAGTATAGGAAGTGGGAGCTTAACAAGAACAGCTTCAAATGGTAAACATGAATTTTATTTGACTGGTTATAGTCAAGATGCACAGGTAACATTAACCTCAGATGTACCTACGCCTTTAAAAATTAGAGGATTAGTATTGGAGATAGATTATTAATGGGCGACCCAGTAACAATAGCAATAGTAGCTGCAACTGCAACAAGTGTAGTTTCATCTGTTAAACAAGCACAAATAGCAAAGAAACAAGCTGCGTTTCAAAAAGAACAATATGAATCTAATAAAAAGATAGCTATTAAAAAAGCTGAGTATGATACAGTTCAAGCAAAAGATAGACATGAATTTCAAATGGGAAATAATTTATCTTTAGCAACTCGTTCAGGGGTAGATACATTTTCTAGTCCTTCTTTCTTAGCACATACATCTTATAATGCTAGAGTATTAAATGATAATTTAGCACAAATAGATTTAAACAAAGAGGCATCTATAACAAGAGCAAACCTCGGTATTAGTCAAGCAAGTCTTGCTGCAAGATATGCAGTATGGGGAGCTGTGTCTGATATTGGAAATACATTTGCTTCATCTAGTTATAAATTACATCAACTAGATACAAGTAATGCTCCGACAAATCCTACAAACACAGTAACTACAGGATAATCTATAATGGCTATAGAAAATATTAAAAGAGAAAGTAGACTACGAGAAATAGGAGTAGTACGAGGACAAGGTTTTGATGCTGGAACACAAGCATTACAAAAAACTAAAAGAGCAGCAGATAATATTATTGATACTGCTTTTAGATATGGAGCAGATAAAGTTTCTAAAGAAGCATTGTATGACGCAAAAGATATTCCATTAGATTATAAAGAAGATTATTATGTAGAAAGTCCTACTGGTGATAAAAGAATTACAGATGTTGTAGATGAAAATGATAACATTATTGCTAGTTTTAAAACACCAATAACAAATGACAGACTACCTTCAGGCAAAATATATAATGATGCTTATAATAATGAAAGAGATAAAATAGTTGGATTAAGTATTAAAGCATCAGCAGTAACATTTGCTGACCAAATGTATGTTCAATATCATAATGATTCAGAAGGATTTGTAGCAGCAGTTGATACATATTTAGAAAAAGTAAAAGAAAATGTAGGACCAAATTATCAAAACGATATAGAATTATTAGAAGCAGAAGTATTTAGCACTTACTATAAACAAATAGGTATGCGTGAATTACAAGAGCAAATGAATACTGATGCTCACAAATTATTAACTTCATTTCAAACTTTAAAAGAATCAGCAATTAAAGAAATAAGAAATATTCTACCTTCAGTAGACCCTCTAGGTAATGATAGGTCTATGGTATTTGAATGGAATGATAAAGAAAGTAAGATAGAATTATTTGTTGCAGAAGAATATGAAGGTAATTGGAGAAAAGTAAAAGTAACAGGTGATACTTCATCTGAACAATATTTATCATTATATGCTCCATTAAACGCACAAATAAATGAACTAAACAAATCTATATCAGATATAAATACAAGCACTTTATTATCACCAGAAAAAAAAATAAGTGAAGTCAATTTATTAAAAAGAGATTTAGCTACAAACTTAATACAAAACTTAATTGATAATGCAGTTAGTGATGATGCTGAACCAATAGAAGGTCAAATAAGTTTATTTCAATTACAAGAAGGAATAACTGGAACTACAGATAATGCTTATATAAATTCAATAAAAGATTTTGTAGGTAATAATCAAACTATAATTAATCAATGGGAAGAAAAAGTAAATGGACAAAGATTAATTATGAATGGAATTAATAATGCTAGTAAAGAAAATATAAAAATATTAATGGAAGTTGAGTTAATGGAAGACCTTAATTTTATTAATGGTTTATTAGCACAAGGAGAACACAATCCACAATACTTAGTAGAAAAAGAAAGACTATTAAAAAAGTGGGGTTCAATAGAAAAAATATTTGCTGGTATGGATTTAGGTGAAGAAACAAAAGCAATGTTTCAAAAGTATATAGAAACAGGAGAAGGAGAACATTTATTACAAAGTATTATAGGTAATGTTAATAATCAAACTATAATGAACAATGGAACATTTCTAAGATTACTAAAAGAATTTAGTATAGATTGGACAAGTGGTCATGTAATAGATTTTTTAATGTTAGGTGAAGATGCAGAAGCAATAAATAAATGGTCAGATGATTTATTAAAATCAGATGATTTCCTTAATCAAAAACCTAGATACCAAGCACAGATTGTAAGTAAAATAGTAACTAAATTAAATTCTATTGATAGTGCAGCTGCACAAAAATTAGCTGATATATGGATGATTTCAGGAGTATTATCTACTAATATAAATAATGGTATAGGATATTCAAAAGGTAATTCTACTGATAGTACATGGAGAAACCAAGCTGATGAATATATTAATTACCATGATAATGAAAAAAAATTATATACTCACCCAATTTATGGTGTAGACCCAAGCACACAAAAGATAAGAGGAAGTGATGAAAAACTTTTATTAAAGTTTATTGCTAATACTAATGTTCTTCCTACAACAGAATATGATTGGTTAAATGGTATTGTTAATAATACTTTGAATGATGACAAATCTATAGAATTAGCATTACAACAATTTCATTTTTTTAAAAAAGTACAAAACCTATCAGATTTTTCTGGTGGTAATGTAGGTTTTGAAATTACAGCATCATTAAATCCTGAAGCATTATCAATGTTTCATATGATAGATAGACAACTACAAAATTACAGTCCTGATAATCTTCCAACTTTAATGAAAGCTATAAAAGATAGAATTAATTTTGATTATAACAGAACACAAAACAATGCTTTTAGTGAAGATGAATATTATGGTACTTCTGATGCACAAAAAACTATGTTTGAAAACTCAGATGTATGGCGACATTTAGTTAAAGGAGCAAAAAAAGTAGCTCCTGATATGGTTTGGGATTCAGAAGCAAAGCATACTATATTAGAAATATATAAAACAAATAGGTTTAAAGGGTTTGACCATCAAGCAGCTATGGATAGTGCAATAACACATACATTATTTTTTCAATGGCAACCTAGCCAATATGGATTTAGTGCTATGTCATCTTTAGGTGGGTGGAAACAAAATGCTGATGATGTAATGATGGCACATTTACCAGTAGAATTATTCTTTGGAGGACATGATACTGACGGAGATGGGAAGCCAGATTTTACATGGTTAGAAAATCATGTACTAAAAGATTTTGTTGCTAATGCAGATTGGGATTTTGTTGGTGGAATTAATATAGAAGATGTAGCAGAAAAAAAAGAAGTTGCTGCTATTATGGGTATGGCTGGAACTAAAATAACACCAGCACATACTAACTATCAAATATTAGAATACCCTGATAATCCTAAAGCTGGTTATATAAATTTAGTATTAGGAGAAAATTTATTTCTTAAAGCATCACCTAATGTTTATAATAAAGGATATCCTAAGTATGAATTATATTTTAAGCAACCAGATGTAGGTCAAGTATATTGGGGTCAATTAAAAAAATTAACTAATCAAGATGGAGAACCTTTCCTTATAGATTTTGGTGTTAAGTATGAAGAACTAAATAAAGAAAGATGGCATCAAAATTTAAAAGAATCAAAAGATATGAGATTAGAATGGCTAACTAAACCACACCAAGCAATACAATACACAGATGATGGTGTAGCATACATACTTCCGGGTTGATATAAATGGTAACCAGTTTACAAAAATCTTCAAGTGCTTTTCAAGAAGCTATCAATCTTCCTGTTAATGAATTGATGCTGCCAAATGAATATACTGAAAATGAATATAGACCTTTTATAACTCCTACTGCTCCTGATTATTATGGACAATCTTATTGGAGAGATATGGTAGACCATTGGACTTTACAATGGCAAGGAGCTGTTCAATATGGAATTAATAATGATATGGGTATTTTTGAAAATGATGAATCATGGAATCCTTTTGATGAAAACCGTAATCCTTATTTTAATGAATTAAAAAAATATGAACAACATATAGAAGACTTGGCTATGACAAGAAGTCAAACACACTTTGAATATGTAAAAGGAAGATTAGATGAAAAGTATGAAGCAAAACAAAGATTAGAATATTCTGATAGATGGACACCGGGATTTCTAACTGGAATGGCAAATCCATTATATCTTATTCCTTTACCAGCAACTATGGGTGTAGGTATAGCAAGAGGTTTTGCTAAAGCTGGTGGTATGATGTTTGGAATTATGTCAGCAGAAGAAGCATTGTATCATACTTATGACCCAACAAGAACAGCTAGAGAATCTGCTATGTCTATTGGTACTGGTACTATTATTGGTGGATTAATTGGTGGAGGGTTTGGAGCATTTGGTAAAGCAACAAAAACTAAATTTAATTCTAAAAGTGTAGATGATATTGGACAAAAATTTGATAATGAACACGCAAAGATAGAAGGTAAGGTAGGCTCACCTTGGGATAATGCAGATGCTAAACCAATTTCTAAAATAATATCACAAGGTGATAATCCTTGGAGAAAAGCAAAAAAATGGGAAGATTTAGGAAAAAGAAATACATGGTCTTTTGTTGAAAAAGTAGGAAAAACTTTTAGGGTAGTTTTTGATGGTAGAAGATTAATGAAATTATTTGATGATGGAGAAAGATGGTGGACTAATCCTAAATATATGGGAACAACTAGAGTATTTGCAGATGATACATTCTCATCAGTAGATGAAACAATACAATTTGCTATAGAAAGAGCTTGGGGTAGATTTAAAATTAAAAGAAAAGTTAAAGAAAATACTTCAGCTTATAATGAAAGAATAAATAATTATGCTTTAGCAAGAGTAAAAGGCAGAAAGATTTATAACTCTAAAATAAATCATGCCATTACTCCTGAACAGGGTGGACAAATGAAAAGAGGAGCTTTTAATATTGGAGATGCTTTAGGAGTAGAAAAGTTTTTTAGTAAATTTACTCCATTTTATAGAGGAATTGATAAAGTTAAAAAAGGTTTTGGTGGTGATAATTATTTAGCATCTAAGATATGGGAATTATCTTGGTCAGGTGTAAGACACGCTGGTTTGTTAATGGGTATTGCTAGACCTAACAATGTAGAATCAATGGCAAAAACTTATCTAGGAAAAAATAAACAATTAATTGATTATACTAGAGAAGCATATGCAAAATTTACAGGTAATCCAAATAGAAGAACAATATTAGATGTTGAAGTAACTAATACTATGACTGATATTGGAGCAAAGTGGAATCAAATGAGTGGTAATATTGGTAAGAGTGGTGGAGGAAAACCTAATAACCCTATTACTTTTAATGAATTTTCTAAAAAAATATTCCATCAAATTATAACTCCTAGAGATGATGCAGATGATATTATTAAAAAAGTAGCAGATAGGTATAGAAAATTCTATCGTGAAATAGGAATGGAAATGTCGGAGAAAGGAATGTTTGCTACTGAAAAAGGTATAGCTAAACAACTTAAGAAAGTAAGAATAGATATAGAATCATTAAGAAGAAGATTTAATAATCTTGGAAAAGAATTACAAAATATTCAATCAGCTCCATACTTAAAAGGTATTAGAGATAGATTAAAAAATGAATTAGATGATTTAAGAGCATATGAAAAAGAACTAATAGATTATTTAGAAACAGGTAAAGCAAATGGATTTAAAGATTTATTAGAAAATTATTTTCCTCGTATGTGGAATTTAGATGCTATAACAAAATACCCTGAACAATTTAAAGCTATAATATTTGATTACTATAAAAAGAATCCAATTATTTATAGAAATGGAAAACCAATTAATCTTTCAGATGACCCAGTAAGAATACAAAAAGCAGTAGATAAAACATATGATGACATAATTAATCAAGCAAAGATAGATGATATTGATGGTTCTATGGCTTGGCTCTATAGAAAAAAAGGTGGAGGTAGTGGTGTTCGTTATTTAAAAAGTAGAAACTTACGAATGGATAATAGTGAGTTTATTATTAATGTAGATAATAAAGTAGTATCTTTTATTCAAGAAGATGTTGAAGGAGTAACTAAAGCATACATAAGTAGATTATCTCCTATGATAGCTATGGCTGATAAATTTGGTGATAGATTTATGGCTGGAGAAATAAGAAGAATAATTCAATACACAACTGATAAATATATTCTTCCAGCAGCAAAGCAAGGTAATCATGCTAAAGCAAAAAAATATGCAGAAGATTTATATGATTACTTAGATGAAGTTAAAGATTTAAAAGATAAAGTATTAATGCAATTTAATTTAGCTGACCCTACAGCTATATTTGAAAGAGGAGTTAAGGTTGCGAAGAACTGGACAGCATTAGCTATTATGGGTTCTGTTATTAAAACAGCAATACTTGATGCTGGTAGACCTATAATGATGCACGGATTTAAAAATACTTTTGGTACTGGTGTTAAAAATTTAATGACTTCAACAAAAGATTTTAAAATGGCATCTAAAATGATTTCAGATGAAGTAGGTGAATCACTTGATGTTGTATTTGCATTAGCACAAAGAAGATTTGTAGAAGCTGGTGGTGATATAGGAGGCATTAGTGGATTTGAAAGAGCATTAAATAGAAACACAGGAGTATTTTATGTAGCTAATTTATTAGCTCCTTGGACTAAAATGTTAAAAGATTTTACTGGAGTATTAGGACAACATAGAATGGTTAAACATAGTCTTGAATGGAGTAAAGGAACTATAAAACAAAGTGATAAAGATTGGTTATTAGAAGTAGGAATAGACGAAAGAATAGCTAGAAAAATTATAAAAGAATTAGATGCTGGTAATATACAAAGAGGAGATAATATTTTTTTAATGAATAGTATGTCTTGGGGTGACCAAGAACTAGCTCATTATGTTCGTTCACATTTATCAGATGAAATAGTTAGAACTATTGTAACTCCTAGAGCTGCTGATAGACCAAATCTTATGGATGGAGTATTAAAAATAGCTACAGGAAGAACAGCATCAGGACAAAAAAAATATTTTAGAGCTGATTCTTCTGGTTTTAGTATGCCATTTCAATTCTTATCTTATGGAATGTCAGCTACTTCTAAGATTATGTTAGCTGGATTACAAAGACGAGATGCTGCTACTATGTCAGGACTTGTAGCTATGATGACATTAGGTTATTTTTCAGCAAGATGGAGAGACCCTTATTGGGATAAGAAAAGTTTTACTGAACAAACAATAAGAGTAATAGAATTAACAGGTATGTTAGGTGTAGTTAATGATATGAATATAATGTTAGAAACATTATCAGGTGGACAATTAGGAGCAAGACCAGCTTTTGGAGCAAGACCTTTATTTGGTGAAGTTAATATGGGAGATAGATTGGGTGAACCCTTCGGACCTGGCATTAATATGGTAACTGAAGCAATATGGTCTATGACTTCAGATGATGCAACAAGAAATGATAGAGCTGCGATTGTGCGTAGACTAATTCCTTGGAACAATTTATGGGTATGGAAAGACTGGTTTAGACAAGCAAGTGAATCTGCATATGGAACTTTAATAGAAAAGGAAGATGATTAGTGGCACATATAACAATATCAGATAATGCTCCTAGAGTACAGATAACAGGAACTACAAGTGTTGGTCCTCACGCATATAACTTTGAGATATTTGCTGATGCAGATTTAAAAGTATATATTAATGATACCCTTAAAACTTTAACTACTCATTATACTGTAGCTGGAGCTGGTGAATCAGGTGGTGGTAGTATTACCTTTACTGGTGGTAATGCTCCTTCTTCTTCATCAGATGTTATAACTATTCAAAGAGATATAGCAGTATCTAGAACAACAGACTTCGCTACTTCTGGTAGTTTTCAAATAGATTCTTTAAATACAGAATTTGATAAGCTAACAGCAAAAGTAGCTCAACAAGAATTTAATATTAGAAGGTCGCCTCTACTTAAAGCAACTACAGTAGATGCTAACCTAGACCAAACATTTCCTGAGCCAGTAGCACACAAAGGAGTTAAATGGAATAGTGGAGCTAGTGCTTTAGAAGCAGTACATTTAGATTTTAGTGCTGCTGTTTCAACTGTACCAGCTGGTAGTCCAGCAACTGCGGCTCTTAATACAACAACTGGTGTCTTTACTTTTGGTGTTCCAACTGGAGCAACTGGAGCTACAGGTCCTACTGGTCCGACTGGTCCAGCATCAAGTGTAGCTGGTCCGACTGGTCCTAGTGGTCCTACTGGTCCAGCTGGACCTACTGGTTCAACAGGTCCAAGTGGTCCATCAGGTCCGACTGGACCAACAGGTCCGACTGGTCCTTCTGGTTCTTCAACAGCATTTGGTGGAGATACAGTTAAATATAGATTTAGCACAACAACTTCAGATAATGACCCATCAAGTGGTAATCTACGATACAATCATGGAACAGTATCTAGTGTTACGCAATTATATATTGATGATGAAAACATAGATACAACAGATGTAACTGCATGGATAGATTCCATAGATGATGTTGGTTCATCTGATAACAAAGGTCGATTAAGAATATTTAAACTTGATGACAGTACAAAATTTGCTCACTTTAAAATTAATGCAGCTAATACTAATGCATCAGGTTATACAAAAATTAATGTAACACATATTGCAAGTAATAGCACTTTTAGTAATGCTGATGAAATTGGTATATCTTATGTT